TGCTCAGCTTATCAGCACTCTTTAATAAAGTGCCTATCACCAGGCACATCAATACTGCTCTTTCCATTATAGCAAAGAAAGATTCCATTATTGACTCTTACACATCGCTGAAGAATGCAGTTGTTCGCTCGCTGTTTCCTAACGCTGTAGTGGACAGTGATGGATCTGATCCTAGCCAAATCGTCATGGAGTACGAAGAAAAAATAAAAAAATTCCGCTGTATGCAAGACTCCGAATTCATCACACATCGCGGCAAGCTCAACGAAGCAGAAGCTCTCGAAAAAGAAATCGTTAAGCTTATTGCCTGCTATGACAAAAGCGGCTCGAAACATGCCAGTATAACTCTATTGCAAAACAGTTATACACATTTTGTCACCAAACTCATTTCAGTGAGACGGACTATCGCCAATGCCACTGACAGACAAGTACCCGTAGGCTTAGTGCTCTTCGGTGAACCAGGGACTGGTAAAACACACTTTATCAGTAATTACCTCTCGAAAAAACTGGCCGAGAAGAAGTCGCTCACCAATTCTAGAGTCGACTCTCTTCAAGTTCAAACCAAGTTCTACGGTTGTAGCACTGGTGCTGCCACGTTGTTTAAGGACGAAGCTTTCGTGTGCGATCCAAATGAAGATACGTTCCTCAAAGATCTGAATAACCTCATATCTGGGTACATTTTCAACTATGAGGGAGCGTTTGAGAAAGATAGATACATTGCACCTGAGTTGGTAGTCGCTGCATCCAATGTCACCCCCAATCAGATCAAGTTTCCCGCTGCTGTCCCACTAGCTGGTCGAGTTGCAGTGTACTCTCGTATGCATTTCTACGAAATGAAATACTTGGGAGAAGCTGGTTCCAGCACACATCGCGATGAAATGAAACGAGATCCCGACTTCTCCAACGTCGAGTTCGTGTTGTGGGAATATGATCAGACATCCAACAAACATGTGCCTGGACGGCCAATCTCCACCGCTCAGCTCATAGCCATACTGTCTAATCGCTTGAACACAAATAGGACAAACTTTCTCCAGCGGATGAATACTGTTGCAGAATCGGGCTCAATAAATGTTGCCATTAACATTTCAGGACCACCTCGCAAAGGAAAAAGTCTTCTCGCTCGCGCTGTTTGTGACCGCGCAAAGCTCTTTGGCCGCCAAACGCGCTTTGTTACCAACATTGATGACACCAATGCGCAAGACCTCTCTGCAGCTGACGTGATAGTGTTCGACGACATTCTCAATTCTACCACAAAACAAACTGCTTTGCTCACGCTAATAAATTCCATCGGGTTTGGCAAACTGCTATTGTTCACCAATAACAACTTTGTTGACCATGTCGCGACCCCTAAGTTCGCGAAGACGTTTAAGTCATTTGTTAGGCGAAAGATCCAGCAAACCACCGCAGACGTTCCAGTTGTCGCTCTTCGCCCCAAGCCTGGCATAGAGCCCGGATTGCTCAGACGCGTCGGATACCGCGGACCGTTCCTGTTTAATGATGTGCACGATGTGTACCCTGAAAACATAGAAGTGACGTGCGGTACTCTTCCATCGACTTTCATAATCGACGGGAAAACCCACAGCGAAGAGAACCTTATAGATATCATATGGAGCAAATGGGCAGATGCTTGTCCGTCTATTCCTCGCGTTAAAATCCAGCGTTCCGACACTCGTCTCACAGCCACGACTGCTAATTTAGCAGTTAAGCTGCGCAAACCATTTTCCCCTTCCACTCTCACAGTCATGTCCATGATATGTAACGATCGTAAGGAAATTGATAGTCCTAAATGTGAAAACAAAATTTTCGTTGACTTTGAACTCGACCCAGCCGAGTACATCAAGTACATCAATTTTCCACCTGAGTTGTTCAGTCTATCTCCACAGCAACAAGAAGACATCGCACTCGCTAATGCAAAAATTATTCACGAGAGAAATCCGCAATATAATCTGTTCATTGAAACTCCTTGTGGAGCACAAGTTACGTGCGTGCGTGATATAATCACAGTGTTCAACCCTGTAGTTCCACCTGAAGTCAAACTCGTTCCGTCTGGCACTTCCATAGTCGCCACCATTAACGGAATGTCGTACGATGTTTCCCACATTGCTAATCTGTTACTCACTGGAAAACCTGTTCCCCGAAATTCCAATTTCAAAATAGTGAGAGCGCTGCATAGTCTAATCATAACCGGAAATTTCCAACAAACCTTTCCCGCTTATATGGAAGACTTTATTGTCACCCTCCGCGCAGCAGAGAGTCGCCGCGTTCAACTAAAGATGGCGAAAATCGCTACCATGGTCACAAGCTGGTTTGCAAAGAACCGCTATGTCGTAGCCGGTATCACTTCAATCCTTGCGTTGACCACACTCGGTGGCATCGTTTACAAACACATAAAAAAGAATAAGCCTGTTTCCACCGCTGAAAGTTTGACTAGTCTGCACTCGCACGCTCAACAGCTAAAAAACTCCATGTTGATGTCTGTGCAAGCGTGGTTGCGCGATGTATATGTTCGCTTCACGTACGAGGCCCCTCCTGCTCCTTGGATCATGTGTAGGACTTCCGATAACATGTGCATGCACATTGCTAGATGCAAGTTATCTAACACTCGCACGATTTATGCAGCACTTCATCCCACGCGATGCATCGCCATCTGCGAGTGTCCCTTGTTAAACGTAGTTACGGATATGGCGAATTTGATAACCGATCGAGACGGATTAATTCGCAAAGATTTTGATATGGGTGTGATCGTTTCACAACTCCTCGCAGTTCAACAAATGGACACCCCTATCGATTTTCGAATGTCACCTGCTGAAGTAATGTATCAGCGGTCTTTCGTCATTGGAGGCCCGAAATCTCGAGCATTCAAGACTCAGATTAGCGGCCAAGACGATAAAAACACCGCTCGAGAGTACGAGGAAACTGAACGAGATTGGGAGAAGCACATCAACAGTCCCGAGTTCGAAAATACGGCAGGTTATCAAGAATTTGTCAAACAACGGGGATGGAACCGCGATGATTACATTGGCATGTTACGAAGGCATGCACTGGAACGCTTCGCTGAAAACACTCAAGAGTCCTGTCCTCTAATGCTTATCACTGCTGACTTTGATCGAGGGATGTCAATTAAATTTACTCCTAGAATGCCGCAGTCTGAAATGATTAGTTTACACAATCACCAGTTGTCAAGTCCTATCTTTGACAAGACCGCTCAAATCCACGACACCATTCTCAAGAGCATGGTCACAGTGTCCGTGATTCACAGTGTCGCTTCCATTCCTCTTAGTACCGATTTAGTCATCTCCTCCGTCTGCGGAATGCGCATTCGAGGTTCTTTTGTCTTGACGGTGAAACACATCGTACTAGCTCTCAAGGCAATGGGACATGGATATAGTCTTTACATTAAAGACGACGCGCTCGACGGAAAGTATCACAAAGCTCGTTCGTTTGCCAACGCAGAAGACAAAGATTTGTTACTCGTCCAATTTGAAGATGCGCGCATCCCCAGCGCTAAGGACATGGTAAAAAATTTTATTTCCGATTCAGACGTCACCTCCATACACGACATCTCTACATTTTTCCCGCGGAAAAACAGTGTCCAAATGAGCATAGGCAAAGCTAGTGTCGATGCTAGATATAGGACTCGTTATGTTCAAGAGTTCGATGGCAAAACTATACCTATTGCCATTAAGAATGCGCTCGAAGTAGATTACTTCGTGCAAAGCGGTGCTCATTCCACTTCCGGTGATTGCGGTACGCCCTACTTGCACCTTCGAGATCCTCAAACAACAAAGATCTGTGGGATTCACGTCGCTGGAACGCGCCCTGGAAAGTCGTATTCCTCGCTCGCTCAAATTGTCACTCAACAGGACATTGAGCTGCTGTTTCTCTCTAGAACAACTGAAAACAGCGTTGAGCCTCCAGAGGAAGCGTCCGCTTTCCTCACCAGCTTTCCAGTAGGTAACACCAACTTTTCTGTTCCCAAAGCACTTGTGCCTGTCATGAAAAACATGACTTCCGGCACCACGCCCTATCATGCGTTCAAACACCTCAAAGTCGTGGGTCACGAAAGAGGCAGAATTCCATCCAACATAGACGACAACAAAAGTTTTCGAAGATATCAGCGGACGCCCTTCTTCCCCGCTCTCAGTACGATATATGAACATAAACATCCTGTTCTTGGACCCGATGACTCTACATTGCTCAATGAGAAAGGAAAGCCTGACCAATTGCTCGAACAAATTCAACCGCTGGACTCCCCGCGCGTAGAATATCGCATCCGCGATAGGGTTAAGTTCGTCCGTCAACTCGCTGATAAGCTTGCTCCTATTCATGCCGACTATGTAGAGTTTAATCCAGATGATGCGATTAATAATCTTGGTCGAGTTGATAAGAAATATAACAATTTGGAGCCAGTTGACATGAAAAGCACTATAGGGACTCTCACTTCAACGTATACTAATTGCGTTGAAGTGCACGACATTCTCGACATAAACGCCGATGGTATCCGATCATACAAAAAGAACCACAACGGAGTTAGTGTACGATCGTGGGTTGCAGAAGGCATAAAAAGCGTCAAACGAGGACAACCCGTTTTCAATATTTATGAAGACAAGCTAAAGTACGAGACTCGTGTTGCAGATAAAGTTCACACTCCAAGAGCCTTTCATATTGGCGAATTTCCCATGCGAGTGATAGAGCGCGCCATTTTGGGTTGCGATGTCGGGAGATTTAGCACGAGAAAGAAACCTTCTTGCGCCGCTTATTGTTGCGTGGGCCTCGACGCTCTTGCGGATTTTGACACGATTGTCACGTCCCTTCGGAAATTTCCGATGGGTTTTGACTTTGACTTTAAGAAATTTGACAAAACTCTCGCTGCCGAACTCATTCGCTGTTACAAAGATGCACTGTGTACTAACATAATACGAGAAAGCATTAAGAGGAACAACAACCGCAAACCTCTAGTTACAGCGATTGACACGGTGGTGGAACAAACCATTAACTCCATGCATGAAATTAATGGAACTTGGTATCAAACACATCACGGAATGCCTAGTGGGAGCGTGCTCACTGCTGTGTGGAACAGCCACGCGAATTACATTCTTTTTGCGACTGCGTACATCGACATTGCTGCACAGCACGACCTTGTCAAAACGCTTCAAGATTTCGATAACGATGTCGTTATATTCGTTTACGGAGACGATGTAGTTATGACAATGAACCCGTCGATCTACGAGTGGTACACGTTCGCCGCTATCAAATCCTATATAGAGCGATTCGGCATGCGTGTCACGTCATCAGCCAAAGATGAAACAGACGTTCAATTAAAACCTGTTCACCAACTTAGCTTCCTCAGTCGCACGTTCGTTAATTTTGAAGGTCGGTGGTACGGGCGTCTCAAAAGAGAAAGCTTAATCAATCGGATTATTTATTGTAATCCTTCCACATTTTCTGTGCCTCAGATGCTATCGTTGTGCAGAGACACTCTCATAGAATTTGCTTTATACGGCAAGCAAGAGTTTTCTGATTTCCGAAACGCGTTAGTGCCCGTTTATGAAGACCATTATGGTGAAGGAGGTCTTCTTCCTTCATGGGATCAGTGCGCCATCATCCTTTATCAGGTTGTAACTGGCGCACCCGGGTGTCTAAAGTTTCTAGATCAATCTAGATACCTGACCGAGCACCGAGCATTGTCTCAATTACCGTGCTCAGAAACTATGTCTCATCAGTACGAAAAGTTGTATGCCATGATTATTCATCGTGCGGGCGGCTTGTGGATCCTTCCCAAGTTCAAAAGCTACGATGATTGCATACAGCGTCTCCCCTCGCGCGATTTCCATTTCGCCAAGTCGCTACAGATTGGCAAGTGCGGTAACGTTAATGTAGACGTCACCGCTCCCGATCTGACTTCTCTGCGTAACAAAGCTCTCCTTCAAATCGGTGTCGCCGTTTTAACTTCTGACCAAATGGAGCGCTTCGCATGTGAATTGAAGTTTGTGGCTCAAGCCGATGCTCCTGCGCAACCCCAAACTGCGGGCGTCGCCGGAGAAGCCATAACTGAAACTGGCATGCCCGTCCCTGTACAAACGGTCGCCACTCCGCCTCTTGATTCGTTTCCAGTTGTTACAGCCCAAACAGCGGGCATTTCTACGTTTGAGGCAGCCGAACAACCCCTTGAAATTGACTGCCCAGCTGCGAGTGGTCGAGATTACACCATCGTTGACTACATCAAGGGCACGTACAGATATTGGCAAACCGCATCATTCAAGTCTAGTGACAAGTCTGGTACCGAATTTGCTCGTATCTCTCTCGACCCGTCCACTCGCGATTCCTGGGAGAAATGGTGGGCCGAAGCGCACATGTTTGCTTTGCCCGGAGCTGAAATTAGAGTAGATGTGCATGGTAGTGCTGATTTGCAAGGCGGATTCATGATTGCCTGGGTTCCCGACATCAGCCGCACGTCTTACACTCGTGCGGAACTAGAGTCCTATGCGCAATTCCAAATCATCACTCTCGATCGGAATAGTGTCAACGTTACTCTCCGCGACATCAGGATTTCTGAACGTTACCGAGACTTGACTGTCCCTTCTCAGAAGTGGCCTGGACTTGTGTTCATGGTTACTACTGAGCTAGGAAACAAATACGGAGCCGAAGATTTTTCAGTTAGTATTGACATGTTTAGTAGAATGGCGTCGGGAGCGTACTACTTTGCTCCCCGACCACGCGTTGAAGCGCCTCCGCCCGATCCCACTCCAGAAATTAGGACATCTGAAGGATTCCTGTCGCTTTGCGTCACTAGGAACTATTCCATGGTTCCTGAGGTAGTCGGAGAGCCATATGAAGCCCCTTGGCCTGCATGGCTGACTCCCACACACAGCAATTACAACATCCTCCCCGAAAACATCGTCAGGGTGTGGAACGGCCGCCGTTTTGAAGTCGACGTCATAGCCAATACTGGGCACGTCGCGTATAGAACCGAACTCAACCTACGCCGTACCATGTTTTTGGCTTTTGGTCGCGTTGAACTTGCCAACCTCGACAAATATATGGACGAATGGACTTCTGTAGCCCATACGGAAATCATGAACTACGAGCAATTTCCCGATTTCGCTCTAGATCAGTATTTCCACGGTAAATTCTTGGAAGCTAGAGGAGACGATCCCAATGTGCCTGCCGTTAATACGAGTTTTCCACCAGATCGCGGTTTCAGGAAGGAGGTGACATTTAAGTGTCACAAAGCCATCGTGTGTAGGTTCGGTGGTATCATCGCGCAATATGAAATGTATATAGATGGTCTCCACTGGAAAAGCCCCACTGTTGTTGATGATTGGTATGAGCACTGCCAGTGGTGGGCTGCTGATCCGTGTCGTGCTACTGGCAGAATGTATCCGCGAATTGAAAAAACTACCGGTAAGGACAGTATCACACTAGATGTGTTTTCCAACGTACCATCTGGTATTGTGAAGAA